TATTAACTTTAGCAATGGCTATCGCTGTTTGATCAAGTTTCTTATTCTTTGTTTGATTCGTCTGAGATGAATCCGTAAAACCACATAGATCCACCGCAATGAAGTAGCTACCTTCTTCAGGTTCTTCGTCACTAATCTTGATCCATTCATCTTTGAAGATCTCCGATTGCGCTGCCTCAAACGATGCCATGAACTCTTGTCTAAAAGCAAAGCTAGACATTGATCCTCTAGCTGCTTCAATCTCTTCTGGATCTAACAATGGATTATCAAAGCTAGTAAAGTGCCATGCTTTGTAATGCTCATCTTTTCCACTATCACCTAACTTGTACAACTCATAGAAGTGATTTCTACCCATAGGTGTTCCTATGAACATTGCTCTACCCTTCTGATCCGCTAAAGCAGGTCTAAGGATTTGTTCGAACACCTGTGGCTTCATGTCTGCGTACTCATCCATCACCAAGTACTTTAAACTAACACCACGCATTGTCTCTGGTCTGTCAGCACCCTTCAGTGATATCATTGCTCCATTCACTAAAGTAATCTGCATGTTATTCACATGACTACCTTTAATGACTGTGTGGCCTAGCTCTAACAACGTAGTCCACATGATATCTCTAGCTTGACCCTGCGTAGGTGCTACATACCAGACATGACCCTTCTCAGTCTGTAGAGCCTCTATAATCAATGTCCAAGCTGCTAACCTAGATTTACCTGTACGTCTACCAGCAGCAATAATCTTAAACCTTGTAGGATCTTTGAAGACTTCTTGTTGCCAGGGAAGAAGTCTAACCTGTAAATCCATCTTCTTCTTCCTCTTCAGCTGTTTCTTCTACTTCTTCATAATCAATCAATGTTGTCTCAACATCTACTGGTTCGTGTTCAATCATCTCTACTGGATTCTCATTCACTCCAGTAATATTAATGGTAATGGCTCTGGAGCCTCCAGCAATGCCTTTATCCTCAAAATAAGATACTGGTAACATCCTATCAACACACAACTTTAGTGCTGCCATCTGATCCTTATCATCATCATTCAATGCCTTATGCACTATCTTTCTGATGATAGCCTGTGAGTGTGTCAGCAACAACGAAGCTGTTAGCTCTTTAATCCTTGCTGCTTCACCAGGAGGTCTACCTCTTTTAGCTCTTTTAATGTACTTCTTTACTTCTTCTTTCTTAGGTCTTCCTCTTTTTCTTTTTTTGACAGGCACTTTCTTTTCTTCATTGACTGCCAAAACATCCTGGCTGACCAATGAAGGTAGCGGACAAGGCTCAGTTTTTAATTCGGACATCGCTACCTCTATATAGTTTCTCTGCCGGAAGGCAGGACTGTAGGGTGTATATAATTTTATGTATCTACAATGTAGTGTATGACGATTAGTTATAAGTCTATTACTGAATGGTTCTTATACAATGTTTTGTTCATAGCCTACATAGAAGAGTATATTATAGCATATTTTTTTAAGTTTGTCAAGTTACTTCTTTTTATCCAGTGCAGATCAGTGCTGTAATCAGTGCAGATTACATGCAAGAATCATGCCAACATAGGCTATGGCGGGACTCCATTAACATGGTATCTTAGGCTCCGCAGAGGCTTCATAGTTAACCTATTGATTTTAAAGAGATTTCTTAATAGTAATGCATTATCATTATCATTGTCTATTTTGCTCTTTTTTGTGGCTATAGTGGTGCTACTACGCTAGAACAACATTGTTACCCCCTCCCCCTATGCCGTTTGTCAGCGTAAAACTACCGTTTATCAGCTCAATATCTATAGCGATGTCACTGATGAATGGCATAGTCTAGCCGATGAATGGCATAGTCTACCTGACAAGTGGTACTTGACAAATGGGGAAGACTATGGTGGACCCTATAGAGCCTACCTAGCGACTTGCAATCCTTAGCCGTTCAGGCATAATGTGCACATGGACGAAGCAATCGCAACGTCAAACAAACTAAGGGGAAATGAAATGCTAAACTTCATCAAATCACTGATCCTGGTAAACAAGGTCAAGAAAGCCACATCAACTCGCTTCGTGACAGCGTACAGCGTACACGGCAGAATCAACGGCATCATCATGAAACGTGGCATAGTCAAAAGCGTAATCAGGGTCCCATATCGTGGGGACGTAACAGTATATAACACCAATATCGGATTCATCAGGCATGACAAGGTTACAAGCTTTAAGTAAAGTATACAGTGTATAGTACCTTCGACGAGGGTACTATGCAAAGTAAACTTTATAACGGAGGTTATAATGCGACTACGTGCGGATCATACTGCATTGTCTCAAGCCATTACGATACATAAGAAAACTGTACGTATGGTATCCGATTATGAGCATAGGTTATTAAAACCAGTATCCTATAATGACAAGCTTGGCAATGGCAGCAAAACCATTACTAAGGGTGCATGGAAGGGTTTTCCAGTGTATTCTCTTACACTCGAGGAAAGGTCCACATGTTCACGCACTTGCCAACAATGGGCTAACTGTTTTGGTAATAACATGGCATTTGCACATCGTATCAAACCAGATGATCCTGAGCTGTTAATGCTTAGATTGTCCGATGAGCTTTCGCACTTATCCAGTGTACACCCTGAAGGCTTTGTTGTACGCTTGCACATTCTAGGGGATTTCTTTAGTGCATCATACGCTCAATATTGGGTTGACGCATTGCTAGAGTACCCTGCACTTAGAATATTCGGTTACACCCATAGGTCCGAACAGGACATCATGGATGTTATCCGTTCAGGGTTACAGAATAGCAGAGCATGGATTAGATTCAGTGACAAGGGAGGTGTTATGTCTGCCAATGTTAACGGCGATGGTATCCAATGTCCGGAACAAACTGGTAAGACTCAATCTTGTATGACATGTGCACTTTGCTGGTCCACTACCAAACCGATCGCATTCAAGGAACATTAACATGGAAAACTTTAAGATTGTCGGCTATCTAGTCACGTACAAACTATTCTATGATGGGTTAACCCATATGGATAGATTCAATACACTATTCGATGCTGAAGAATGGACAGACCGTAGTGAGCTTGCAGAGTACGTTATCAATCCCATTGTTGACCTATCAGGGGAATAGACTATGAAAGTTTTTGTATACTTTAACTTGCATCGAAAGCTATTTTCTGTTAAGGCCTTAGAAGGTCCTAACAAAGGTAAGGTTATCTCTCACACTACCTACCTATGGCTCAAGGATGTTACCTTCAAGGTTTCCGAAGCCGGTAGACAACGTGTTTTACGTGAGAAACGTAAGAATGTCCATGCTGGTGTTGTTGGTACGCTTGACTGTGATTTGTCCAACCAGGACTATCGCAACTTTGGTTTTAGCTTACTGAAGCACAACAGCACACAGGTTACTTACAACCCTTATCGTTTCTCGTCGTTCGTTAACAAGGAAACCAGCGAACCAGTGAAACATGCACAATATTGCTTACTCAATGCAGTGAACGGTAGGACAGGCATTTCAGCATGTGGTGTCACAGTATGAAAGATGCCTTGATAGCTGTATCAATCATTGCCGTAAACGTTTTTGTGCTATGCCTACTTATAAAGCTTTCATCATGAATAAATCTAGTGACCTTGTGCTGTATCTTGGTGGTGGTGTTTTTGGTGTATTGTTTGCCTTCATGCTCTTTATAGGACTAACTTTATGATTAAGACTTATTTTAATGGTAAACCATGCGAAGTGTTGAAGCATGGTGTTGATGGTGAGGTTTTGATACGTCATGCATCACCTGATCCGCTATGGCCGTTTCCGTCCTACACATGGGTTCAATCTAAACTTGTTACTAAGACTAAAGTATCAAAGCGATTAGAGGCTTTACAAGGCGTTGAAGATGCACTCATGTAGGTAGGTTCCACCTCAGCCTAGATCATCGCTTCTAGGCCTGTTTTAATCGATTCTAGAGGGTATTATGAGAGTCTTAGTTGCTTGTGAATACTCTGGCACTGTCAGGGATGCTTTTATCGCTAAAGGTCACGATGCTATGTCCTGTGACTTACTACCTACTGATAAACCAGGACCGCACTATCAGGGTGATGTATTTGATGTCATCAATGACGGATGGGATTTGATGATCGCTCACCC